TCCGTAAGCTTCGTTAAGCCATCCGACCTGCTTTTCTGTTGCCTGAAGGATTCCAGTAATGGATTGACCGAGGCGACCATTTTTATGAACAATGGTATTTGTCTTTTCATACGGATAAGAAAGTCTTGTAATTTGTTTCTGAACCATATACAGAAGTCTTGAAACCTCAAGCATTTGAGCCAACGACTCAATGTTTGGCAAAAAGATTGTAGATAGGTTGCAAGACTCACCATCAGACAGTGCAATTTCTGCACATGGATTAAATCCTTCAACCGTTGGGTCTGGAGACTTTTCACCAAGTCTTCCGTATGTTCTTGCCATCTTTCTGTTTAGCAAACCGTAAGGCTCACCAGTTCCGTCATAACCCTTCCAGAATTCTGGAACAATCTCATCATAGGAGTCTGCATAAATACTATTGTTACTATTTGATCTCCAAGCTGGAACATTACCGCTTCCCCAGTTTTTTGCACGAAGGAATAGCATGTCATCAGGATCGCCAATAGCAATCTGTGCTGAACGGCGTGAAGAGCCAGAAATTACAATACGACCAATGATGTTGCAAATATCCAATACATCAACTGAGCGGAGTTTCTTTCCAACACGATTGTCAAGAACCTTTCCAATATCAACAAGACCCTCTACAAGCGCACCTGGACCAGATGCGATGCCGCCAAATGTCTTAAGTGGTGCACCGTACTCACGAATAAGAATTGTTGAGTATGTAAACGATTTTCCAGTGATAAAATAAGATTCAAGAACTTTGTGAAGAAGCTCCCTCCATCCCTGCCTTGAGTCTGGAACGATAAAGTCAGCATCTGCTGTTCTTTCTGCTGTGATGTAATTGACTTTTTTAATCTTTGGCAGATCATGAATCTTTGAGCGCTCAACAGAAAAGCCAACACCGCCACCAAGCATCAAGTAATCAAACAAGAGTTCAAAGTCTTCAATCTTTTCAATGTTTGTATAAAAACAATTGTTAAGTGAAGTTCCAGAAAACTTACTTACAAGAGGTGTACCGAGCTGCCAGAGGGCTCTGCCAGAGACTGAGCACCTAAGATTAAACATGTGATCAAATAACTTCTCTGCCTCTTCCTGAGAGAAAGGAACTCCGATTTCAATAGCGCCATCAATAATTCTTTTTATAGTTTGAACCCAAGACTCTGTTGAGTCAGTTCCTTCAATCTTGCGACTGTATGTCCTAAGGAACACAACTTCTCCAAGTCCACCAAAACCCCAAGGCGGGGTCTTTGAACCATAACTAGCAATAAAATCATTTGACAACAGCGACATCTACATACCTCCAAAAGTAAGAACAACTAGTTTAGACGCTGAGCATAGCAGAGTCAAAGATTAGTACTTAGGACTACGACAAAGAATTTTGATAAAAATCAAAACGATTCAAAATTTTATCAGCAACCGATGACCAAGACCACTCAGAGTGAATAATCCTTGCTGATTTAAGAGCATACTTTTTAAAGTCATCATACTCATTTACAACATTTTCCATTAAGTCAAGGAGTTGTTGGAAATTTGGGCTTGCCCATTCTCCAGTGTCACAATCATAGAGATGATCTTGCCAATCAGCTTTTACAAAACTAGCCTCAAGAGGAATACCGTATTTTGCAAAATCAGCACAACCAGTTAGGTTTGTGACAATTGTTGGTAGACCAGTTGCAATTGCTTCAAAAGGAATCATTCCAAAACCTTCACCCATTGTTGGATAAACCATACAATGACATTTGTGATACAAAGATACTAAATCTTCTGTACTAAAGTTATCTGGGATTCCAAGGATTTGAGGATGATTATGAGCTGGCACAAGTTGATCGTTAACATAGCATTCTGCATAGCAGAACTTGTTATACTTTAGAACAAGTTGAAAATCCTCATTGCCATCATATAGCTCAAGAAAAGCATCAACAACCATTTGTGCGTTTTTTCTTTTTGAATCTCCACCAACATGTAAGAAGTTAAACTTACCAGTTAGCTCTCTTTCAAGTATAGAAAATTCTGGAGAGATACCGTGAGGAATAGTAAATACATTTGCATTAACATTATGTTTAATATAAATATCTCTAATGAAATCAGATGTAGCCCAGATTTCATCGCACTTGCGCATGTTGTCAATCCAGTGTGGAGGGATCTTGGTTGATTCCCAGGGAGTATAACCAATATTGTATTTTGACTTCATCTGGTAATAAGTTGGCGGGCAGAAGTTAATGTGATATGGGATATCTTCTCTTGTGTAAAAGACAGCGCATTCTTTTTCCTGCAAAGCTTTGATTGTAGAAAGGGCAGCGTTGTAGTAACCCTGGCTATACCAAGTGTCACCAGATGCATCCATATGATTTAGACTAAACCAGCTAATTTTTTTCATTAAAGGTGTTACTCTTTTTCATTCTCCAGAACAGTTTTGTCTGATGACATAGACAAACATCTTACACCTTTTTTCATCAACTCGTTGGCTGTTTCTTCAGATATTTCTGAAGTTATTGCCGTGTTGGTAAATACACACCTAGTTGCCGCCAAATACAGATCATCAAATCTCATAATTGAAATTTGTTCGGGGTCAACAATTGCTGCTGGACCGTAATCATCGGATTCAACAACAGCAATAATTTGCATACTTCCACCATACCATCTTTTCCATTCCAAACATAATGCTAGTATGCTAAGTATATAAGTATATATAGTTATTAAGTATATATAGTATACGGGGTTCTCCCGCATGCCTGCATGCGAAGCATACCATGAAATCTGAGAAAAGGTGATCTTGTAGATAAAAAATTTGTATATTTCTGATATGATTTCTTTATGTCAATTTTCTTCTTTTATTCTATCTGGACAGCAGTATCAGCAGCTGGTCTAAAATACTCAGTGAACATTCTTTTAGATAAAGATATTACTTGGTTATCTAGCATACTGATTATACTTAGTATACAGTGGATTAGGCTTATTAAATACCCTGAACAAAATAAAGATAAGAATAAAAATGTACATGTTAAACTTCCACAAACTAACTCTAACATTAACAAAAAAAGGAATAAATGAGAATAACAAGTTTTAACTCTGACATTAATCTAGAGGATATTGAGTCTCTCCAGATTATAATTAAGGCTGTGCCTTTTGAAGATAGTTATGTACCAGCATTTGTTATAATGTCTCCAGAGGATAAATACGAAATGACAATTGATGAACTTAACTCTTTGATGGATGGCATAGAAATAGCAAGAAACAAAGTTGATGAAATCATTACATATATTTTAAGAAAAAAAATATTTAATGAAAATGGAGAAGATAGATATGATTTTGGGACAGATAATTAAAGACTTCCCGTATCCGACAAGAACATGTCCATACTGTAATAAAAATCTAGTTGTTGTTAATGCAGTGCATTGGCATGAAGATAGATATCAATATAAAGCTCTTTATTTTTGCTCTTATGCTAAATGCCCTGTTTATGACGAAGGTGCTAAGAAAGCATATGCAAGAATCGTATACTCATCCGAAGATGCTGCCGCTTACTTCTGGAGGGTACAAATCCCAGTCCAGCGCTGGGAGCAGGCTGATGTTGTGAGCATTTATGAATAACATGGTAAAATTGTAGATTATGTCAGCAAATAACAACCCTGAAAATACTCTGTCAGAAGAGGAAATTGAATACGCAATTAAATCATTGAAAGAATGGTTTAAAGAAAAATGGGTTGATATTTCAAGACCAAAAGCTGGTGGTGGATTTGAGCCATGTGGTCGTGCAGACGCAGATTCTGGTAAGTACCCAAAATGTGTCCCTGCCTCAAGAGCGGCAAGAATGACACCAGAGCAGATTCGTTCTGCAGTGCAGAGAAAACGAAGAGCTGAGTCTACTGAAACTAGAGAGGACAAGAAACCAATTAATGTTTCAACAGATGTAGAAAAAGCAACAAGAAATGTTCCAACCAACCCAGCGCTATATGCAAGGGTTAAAGCTGAAGCGAAAGCTAAGTTTGATGTTTACCCATCTGCCTATGCAAATGCTTGGTTGGTTCGTGAGTATAAAAAAAGAGGTGGAGGTTATAGAACAGTGAGTAAAGCGTTTGATATTTCAAAAATTGCTGAAGATCTTGCAGAAGAAGAGGCAGCTCTTGCTGATGCCTTAGTAACAATTGCCAGGAAATTTGGAAAGTTTAATGAAGACGAAACTGGCATTTGGGCTGGCTATGAAAGTGCAGAAGAAAATGATGTCAAGGATATTGGTGTAAAGTGCGCAAACTGCGTTTTGTATGAAAAAAATGGAGTGTGCATGATAATTGCCCAAAAAGTTGAAGATGAAGGAATGTGCAGATTTGCCATTATTCCAGATGGAGTCGTAACTCCAGAAGGGGATGATGACATGGAAGAAGAAATGGATAAAAATGTCGGAATCAGCATTGCTGATGAGGTTATAAAAAATTTACTATGATATGCTAGTTAGTATATCTTTAATACAAGGAGAATATATGAAAGACAATATGAAGAAAATGGTCTCTGACCACAACTCAATGAAGTCTTGGCACGAAACTGCTGCAAAAACTGCCGCAGAACAAATGCAAGATCACATTAAGGCTGCCGCATGGCATAATTCGCAAGTTGATATTATCAAGGGAATGATTAATGAAGTTCCTCTTGATCCAGAAAAGAAAGTAAGTTCAGTCCCAACGGCTGGTTCTGCATCAACACCAACATCTGGTGCTGGAAAGACATCAGGCACAAAGGAAGTCCCTCTTGACCCAAAAACAGTTAAGAAGAGCGATCTTGTTACGGCACTCTCTTCTTTTGAAGAAGAGTTTGGTAAGTTTGATATGTCAGTAGAGGATATTGCAAGCTTTCTGCTTGCATAGTAGTGAAGGTTGATGGAAGCCGTAACTGTTGCTCTAATTGCTGCTGTCGGGGGAATCCTGGTAGCTTTGGTACAAAAGGGAAGAGTAGAAAACAAAAACGATCATGGCGTAGTCGCTTCTTTGCTAATGGATCTTCATAATGATGTTGAGGTTGTAGAAAACAAACTTGATAAACACATTGAATCACACAATCCAAAACAAGAAACAAAGCCAGTAACAACTAAAGCTGTTAAAAAAGTATCAACTAAAAAATAAATTTAAACGGGCATCTTCAGGTTTATAGTATTCCGAAAGGTTATTATAAATGTGTGAGGATGCCTGTTTTTATTTTTAAAATAATCATTTATCCCGTTGATTTTGTTTTCTAAAAATGATAGTCTCTTCATACCTAGAGAAAGGCTATACATGTCAGAAGAAAACATCAACGAAGAAGATTCTGGATTTACTGCAACAAAAGAGTTCAGTGTAATTTTTGACAAGCTTATTGGCTTGATCCCAGTCTCAGACCACAGAGAAGCCGCTTCTGTTATTTACGGTCA